ATCGTCTGGCGCAGACGAAGGTGCCCGCCGCCGTGATCATGTGCACCAATCGCCTCAACGCGCTGGATCCGGCCGTACGCCGTCGCGCCGCTGACATTTTGACCTTCAACCGTCCTGATTCAGCTCAGCGACGCTACGTCCTGGAACACCAGTTGCGACCGCTGGGTCTATCCTCCGTGCAGATCGAAGGGCTGGTAGAGGCCACTGGAGCGAAGGATGGACAAGAGGTCGGCTTCACCTACTCTGACATCACACAGCGGTTGATCCCCTCGATCGTACTAGATGCTTATCCAGACCGATCGATTGAGAGCAAACGCGCGCTTGAGATTGCTCGCCCAATGCAGCCAACGCCGGCGTTTCAGGATCATGGCTGAGATGCCTTCCCAGCACGCGCCGGGGCGCCGCTGACACTGTTTCGTGTGGCACAGCTGGCTGCCCCACCCCAGTCGCTGCTATTTCACATTGTTGACCAGGCAAGCGCCTGCTGCTGAGTGTATGGAGGTCCCAAGATGTCCCAATGGTCACTTTCACAGCTGCTTTCTTCATTGCATGAGGATGTTCAGCTGCGCCTTGCCACTGTCCGGAAGACGTTCAATCACCCAGGGTCCAAGGGGGATGCCAGTGAGAACGTGTGGATCAGCTTGCTGGATACCTACCTACCAAAGCGCTATCAAGCTGCGAAGGCACACGTGGTGGATAGTCAAGGAAATTTCAGCCAGCAGATTGATGTGGTGATTTTCGATCGGCAGTATTCACCGTTTATTTTCACCTACGAGGGTGAAATCATTGTTCCTGCCGAGAGCGTCTATGCGGTGTTCGAAGCCAAGCAGACAGCGAATGCAGAGCTGGTGGCGTACGCCCAGCAGAAGGTGGCAAGCGTTCGACAGTTGCAGCGCACTAGCCTGCCAATCCCGCACGCGGGTGGGGTCTATCCGCCAAAGGCCTTGATGCCAATTCTTGGCGGGCTGCTGACCTTTGAAAGTGACTGGAGTCCAGCGCTTGGGCCCTCCCTGGAAAGGGCACTGACCGCCAATCCCGGCGACGGGCGCTTGGACCTTGGCTGCGTTGCTGCGCATGGTCACTTCTTCTTTGACCATTCCAAGGATCGCTATCTCTTTGTGAATGAGAACAAGCCCGCGACGGCGTTCCTCTTCAAACTCATCGCCCAACTTCAGTTCAGTGGGACCGTACCGATGATTGATGTTGAGGCTTACGGCCAGTGGCTGACGAAGTGATGGCTTGGTCATGGCAGCTGTTGGGCGCGACATGAGGCATGCCTGCCCGGGTACTCCGCGCTGTTTAGCGAGGAAGCTTGCCTGAGGGAGACGCCTCTAGGCTTCACGCGCTTCGTGCCCAGCTCGAGGTGCACCGAGTGAGGTCGCTGCCTTCCGGCCCGGAGCACGGATGTTTCAACTTGGGGCGTCGCGCGATTAGCTTGTGCACAATCAGCGTCAGCGGGCCAGCGCGAGGCTGGCTGAATCTCTAGCGATGCCGCGACTATCCCTTCCTCCGAGTCCGAGTCCGAGCCCCACCTCGACCACGTGGCGGGGCCGACCTAAAGGAAGAGGTTCGCAACCTCCAATGGCCACCTCGACTGCTGCGAGAGCGGCTCGGCCACAATCATCGATAGCCTGCCGGACAAGAGCATTCCAGTCCCCACAGCATTGATTACGCTCGTTTGAACTACGCCGCCGGGCACAGCCGCTCCATTGGCTTTGCCTCAAATTAGAAGCCGTGCATTGGCGCCGCACCAAATTCATGCACTAGCGTTGTGCAATGTCCAACTACACAGCATTGGCGCGCGCGCGATTGTGGTGCAACACCGCATCGATCCATTGATTAATCAATGAGATACAGAATCATAGTTTTGCGCGTGCAACACATGGAGCCTGATCGTGCGTGATCGGAAACTGACCGGCCCTTGGGCCGGTTTTTCGTTTAAGGGTGGCCGACTGGTCACGCCCGAGGGCCGCGAGCTGGAACCGCAGGATCTGGCCTGGCTGTCGCTCACCGCCTGCCAAGCGC